TCCTCGTTCAGTATCTCAGGTTCAAATATTGATACTACGGACGGGTCAACTGCAGGCACAGTTTCTGCTGGTACTATCACCTCTGGTGTATACAATCCTGGCACAATTGCTGCTACTCAAGATACTGCTGGAGCAGCATTTAGTTTCAGTCAATCTTATACACAGGCTGATGCTGTACCTACAAGTGCTGCAACTTTAGGTGCTAATCCAAACTTCGGTTCGCTTACAACTTATGCCGCAGGCACAAAGGACACTCTAGCAGGTACTGTAACCAGTGCAGGTGTTCTAACCGTAACGGCAGGTGGGGCAGGTACAAGTGCCACAGGACAATTCGTTTCTGAGATTACTGTTATCGACTGATAATAAATATGTCTAGATTACAAGAAGCAATCGGTCTCGGGTTGATTCTTGGTGCTTTACATGGGACTGTCGCAAGTGCAGTCCCAGTAGTCCCAAATTTCACACAGGGCTCAATGACGAGCCACACAGAGACCACACAAAAAATTACCGAAACCATCAATTCGATGGATTATAACACAGGGTATCAATACTCTGTGACAGGTAGTGGTATTACTGCTAATGGAAATCTGTCTCCAGGGACAGGAACAAATAATGCAACTATTGATGGAGTGACTACAACATGGACAGGCGTCAACAGCAAACCAACGTTCACACAAACAACACCAGGAGCAGCGTTTCAGTTCACAGAAACGTATCAAGGTCCTGGTTTAAGTCAACAAACGATTATCCAAAGAACGACCGAGGTTACAAGCGTAACCGACACTACAAGTATCTTCTCTCAGTAATATGTCTATCAAGCATTGTCCCGACTGCGGTCATAAACTCCCCTGCTCATGCGAATGTGGGGGGTGTCAGCGCCACAGCAGCTCCAGTAGCAAATAGCTCAGGCTCAGTTACTAATCAAGCTATTCAGGTTTTACAAGGCCCATATATTACTAACACATATGGAGGGGGAATTCAGTGTCAAGGACCCACTCGTAATTTTACCCCATATGTAACAGGAAGTGGTTCTTTTACTAGACCTTATGAAGATTATTATGACTCTCCTGTATATGATATGCGAGATTTGACTGGTGATTTTGATGATGATGGGAAACCAATTGGAGATGGAGCACCTGATAATCCAGGCTCGATTCTCTACAATGTTCCTACAAGAACTGGACAAAAAGATAATTACAATCTTGGCATTGGTTTCTCCATGACATGGAGTACACCAACTGATAAAGAAATGCAGGAGTTGTGTAAGAAAGCAGCACGAACTCAGATTGAATTGAATGCACAACTCACTGCTAATAAGCGGTTAGATTTTGAGATCGCGAGACTCAAAAATTGTGGCGATTTGATGTTGCGTGGAATTCGCTTTCATCCCAAGAGTCCTTACTATAAAGTGTGTGCTGATGTGATTGTGAACAATCCTCCAGGACATACACACCCACACGTCCATGCTATCCCTTCTTCTTCTTCCTCCTCGGGAACACAGAACGAAGCTCCTTCACAGCGTGGTTCATCTGACGCTGCTCTGCTTGGCGCTCCCCTTTCGACAAGACTGGGGGCTTCTTACCCCGCAAGGCAGCAATCTTCTTCATCACTTTCTTCACAGCAGGTTTCACCGCTTTTAACAAAAGATCAGCAAGAGGTTTTGCGAGCAGTGCAGAAGTCGTCGCAATAACAGCAACACCTCCCACCTGTACAACCTGACCACCACTAGGAAGTCCCGCTACTATTTGTGTAGGTAGCGGGACTTTTTCTGTGCGTTGAATGCATTCGTTGCCTACTAATTCATAAGCAACAACTTTCTTTCTAAATCCCTCTACCAGTGTACCTACAGGTTCCTTTGCTTTCTGTGCTGGTGTAGGACATTCTACCTTAGCAGTAGCAGCAGGGACTTCTGTCTTAGGTGCCTCTGGTACTTCTGGTTTTGGAGTCTCCGTCTTGTTCTTAGGAACAGGAGCAGGAGTCGTTATGATCATCTGTTCAGGTTCATAACGTATAGGAGAATAACTGGGAATACCAGAATCACAATACGTAACCAGTCCATCTTTGTCATCTTGACCTACCGTATTTGATTTGTTGTTTGCCTCATGTGCCTCAACACAACCAGGAACATCAACAATAGGCACACCAATATCTATTGTTACTGGAGGAGCAACAGGTATAGGAGGTGAAGAATAATTACTTGTATCAACAACAGTCACCTCGGGAATAGAAAGTGTCCCAAGTCTTATCTCTTCAATTCTAATATCATCCATCAGCAATCATTAAATGCACTACCTACTTCAGATCCAATAGACTCACCCGCTTGCTGTCCTAGGAGCAATGCCCAACCACCTGCTAACCACCCAATGTAAGGAATGCTAGAGACTGCTGGAACTACAAGACCCGCACTAATTGCTGTCCCTGCCATCGCACCTTGTGAGCGTGCGCCAGCGTCCGCCCTGATGCACTCTTCGCTTTTCGCAGAGGACTTTCCCTCTGAGTCTACTGAAGCGCCTCCTAAGTTGCGTGTGCCCTGTCTAGTGTATTGATCGTAACGAGTCTCACGACGAACTTCTGTACCACCACCAAAGAATCCTTTCTTATGACTATCAACTCCAAGAGATCTATGAGACTCTAGGACTTTAGGATCATCAGCACGATATTCAATTCTATATCCATCCTTACCTGCCTCTATTTTGTAAGACGAGTAAGGACCACGAGGAAGATTAATTGTAGGAACTGACGGTGGTTCTGCTTTCCTGTCAATCAAATAACCAAGAAGACCTAGGTGCGAGATAGCGAACAATGCACCAGCAGTGCTGATCATTATTTTCCATCCAGATGGTTTCTTTGGTTGTGGTGATGCTGGAATATAATCTTCTTTCTCGTGGTTGAATATACTCATGGTAACGTGGGGATAGCAGGTCCAGTTGCACTAGGGACAGCGGGACCAGTAACTTCTGGTAGTTCAGGCATAGCACTATCAAGAAGACCAGGGAGGGCACCAGTAACACCTTCAGTGATAATCTCAGTGAGACGTTCCTGTGCTTTTTCTCTCCACGCTTCTTGATTCATATAGACATAAGCACCCCCGCTGATGACTGCCAGTGAGGTCAGTCCCGATAGGAGTGCGATAACATTAATTACTTTTTGCATGATTAGACCTTGGGTTCAGGTGTTTCTTCTTTCTTCTTGATCTCAGGTGCTTTCTTAGCAGCACCACCAGACTTGGCAGGGCTCAATCCGAACGCAGCTAAAGATCCAGAGAACACGGATGCGATAAAGGTAGGATCAAAATCTAAAATTTTGTTTCCATTTGGAAGTCTAACGTAACTGAATGTAAGAAGAGAAGCAGACCAAATAAGAACGACAACCTTTACAAGGTTACCGAGCACTTCACTTTTATCATCATCGTGGTCTTCCTTCTCTACAACTTTGGATTTATCTTCCGCCATCAATAGAGTAGCAAGGCAGCTCTATTTATGCCTGAGCCTCTGTCCAAGAGATACGTGCGTCAATCTTAGCAGCAGAACTACCAATGTTAGTAACTCGAATACCTACAACCTCAGGTCCATCTGGGAAAATACCAGTTGGGAATGGTGGACTTGTATTTTCATAGTTTTCTGTACCACCACCTAAGATAGAGTTAGAGATCTCTTTAACATCAGATAGACTATAACTTTCAGGAACAGCAGCATCTTCCGCTCCACCAGCATAGAATCCGTAAATGACTTCTCCACCAATGAAATCAATATTAGATTGACCATTCATGTTTGTGAATTGTGCTAAAGATGTTCCTCCTACTGGTTCCCAGTTCACAGTAGATGTTGGGATCGGATTCAATACCAGTTCAACAAAGAACTGACCCTCAGATAGCACGTCCATACTACGAAGAACCAGTTGCATTCTATTGACAAGTTCTCTTGTACCAAAATCACCGATGATACCATTATCAACTGATGGAGCTAGTCTAATAGCAAGAACAGAACGTGTCTTGTTACCACCAGTACCAATAGATCTTCTCAGTTTAGTACCGATAGTGTACACATATGCTCGGTCATCATCATAGAGACCATCCATAATAACAGATGAACCCCAGTGTGAGATCTGTGGAACAGATGTTGCTGCAAGAAGTTCAACACTGACTGGTTGAGTAGAGTCATATGTATATGATTGGCCTGTAGTCGATCCCATAGGAACTGCAATAATTCCAGTTGGGTTTGCTGAAGTAACAGCTCTACTAAGTTCAATAGTTACTCCACTGATACTATGAATGTATGTACCAGCAGGGATACCAGAACCAAAAATTCTCTGTCCTGCTTGTAGACCACTAGCGTTATTAACGCTACCAGAAGACTGTCCAGATCCCATAGTAAGATCGAAACTAGTATCACCCGCTTGCTCTCTTGTCAATCCAGTAAATGATCCAGAGAAAGCACGAGCCAATGGAGAAAGAGGAGATCCAACAGCATCTAAAAGAGAAATGCCAGTGGTGCTGCCTTGGTTATCAGTAATGGTAAAATCTTTACCATTAGCATCTACAGCAGCAACATAATAAATTTTATCTGCTACAACATTAGAGAATGGGGTATCAAATTTGATAGTTTGTTGACCACCAGCAGTCAAACCAGCAGTAGATCCTACAGTAATAGTTGAAGTTGCAGAACTAACTCCAATGACATCTTGGATGAATACTGTTTTACCTGTATAATTTACATACTCCTGAACACCAGCAGTTGCACTAGTAGATCTCTTCAATCTTAGCGTTCCTGCGGGAGGGAAATGAGTTGGTGCATCCTCGACAAACATGGTAGTGTCGGAACTGGATAATGTTTTTGCAACCGTTGTTGCAGGAGGAATAGTATTTACTTCATAACGAGCAGGTAGGTTACCCGATCTCATGTATGCTTCAGTGTTCTGGTTGTTATTAGGAATCTTATGTGCATAGATTACGTTACCATCAAGAGCACGGAATCCCCAGCGGATAAAACCAGCACCATACCAAGAGTAGTCCATATAGAACATCTGCATCTTGGTTGGATCGAGAGTGTAACCAGTCTTACCAGTACCATCACAACGGTCAATGTTCCAGTCAGACTGTCCCCATTCTGTTTCTACCGTCTTAGTTACAATCAAGTTGTTTGCTGCATTTTGACCAGCATCATTAGGTCCACGATAGTCAGGGAAGATAACTAACTGAGTATCAGAAACGATACCATCAACACGGTAAGAAGAACCACGGATGACAATGTAATCACCAGGCTTCAGTTGCTTGGAGAACTTGGTGCTCTGTCCATTTACAGCAGTGTAACTAGAAACAAGGGTACTTCCATTGGCAACAGTAACTCTTCCAGACAACTGGAAAGTAGATGTTCTACGAACAACACTAAGAGCACCACTTGCCCAGCGGAAGAAAATTCCGTTCTGCTGATCCATCATACCAAGCTCAAGTTGAGTTCCGTATGAATTGACAGGAGTTACAGTGTACTGACCAGATCCAACACTATCAGATGGTGCTGTAGAAGAAACATACTCAAAAGTATATGCATCAATTACATTACTTACCTGATAAACACCATTATATGCATTATCATTTACATTACGTACATCAACTAGAGTATCTCTCGTAATATTATGTGCATCAGCAGATACAACAGTGATAGTTGTGCCAGATGCAGTGATGCTATCAATGTTTTCAATTGCTGGTTCAAGAATAGAACCAGTTGAGAATGCTACACCTTTACCAGACTGATAACGGAAGTAACGTTTGGTTTGTCTAATTGCTTGCTGGTTTTTTGAATGTGTATTTGTAGAGAATTTTACACCACCATCAAATGATCTATGTACCGAAGATCCCTGTGGTCTTGGATAAAGTTTGATTGTTCCACTCGAAACAGAACCACTAGGTGTTCCATCTGGAAAATAAAAGAATCTAGTCGGACTTGCAACTCTAGCAACTTCCCAAGATCCATTGACGTTAGTACCCTGAGATCCTACAACTGCGATCTCGTTACCAACTTCCAAACCATGTGCCTGAGAACAATCAACTTGAATAGATCCTGCCATTGTTCCACCCGCTGCACCAAGAGAAACAGTTCCGCCAATATCAGATCCACTGTAATGGACACCAGAATAAAGAGCAGTTCTAGCACTCTGCCAGATACCACCAGATCCTAGTTCCCATTCATTCTTTGCAGTGTATGTAAAGTCTGTAGATCCTTGTGTTTTATCTACAATAAAGACGCCATTTGCAGCAGGGAATGTTGTATCTTGAATGTAAATAGCAGTACCAGCACCAGGACGTGTAGATACAGAAGTGTTTACAGATACCGTAATTTCTCTAGAATTTTGTACTGCCTGAACATCAGTAATTACAATAGGGTCTTGAGACTTGTAAGCAAATGGGTTGTTGTTGATCATCGACAACGCTTCCCACTTGGTATCCTGTGTACCATATTCAAAGTCAGTATCAATCTGTGACTGAGGATTAGATATCTTTGACTTGTTTACAGCATCATGATATGTCTCTGCTGGTTTGATAGTCTCTTCAAAGTCATCATAGATGATCTGTAAATCATCGGTGTCTGACATACTAGTAGTATTGTATGACAGAACAATCCTAGTTGTCGTAACGTTTCTGATATCAGTAGAGATATGATACTCAGTAGCAGTAAGCTCAGGGTCCGAGAAATTATAGATTACTTTGTTATCAGTAACGTTAGTAATCAAAATCAACTGTTCTCTCTGAATACCACCAGGGATGATAACTTCTCTCGCAGAAGCATCAAAGAGATAATAATTTGTTTGAATGGATTTCCTTGCCATTACCTATGTTCCTCGGAAGTGCAGTCTTTTCTCTATCTATTTATCAGACACCAGAATCAAGACACAAATTCGATCTTAATCCAACCCTGATATTGATCTTCAGAAGTATAATCTGAATTTTGATATGTGGTGGTTGCTTGAGCAAGTTGGACTGAAACATTTCCTTGATTGTTGTCATTGACAAATGTTGATCCATGACCAGTTTTATCATTGTTATCATTACCATGAGCACCAGTAAATCCACCACCAGCATTACCTTCTTCATCTTGACCACCAGAACCACCACCAAATCCACCATATCCAGCAGAAGAATCACTTCTAGTACCACCAATCAAATCAGTTCTAAAGGAGTGACCACCAATTCCAGGAGTTTGACCAGGAACATCTGCTCCATCAGTCAACCATCCAGCAGAGTTAGGTTGAACAGTATCATTATCACCTAGACCAAAGTCTAAAGAACTATAGACATTAGAGAGGATAGGTATGGTTTGTTTTCCTGTAACTGCTGGTCCACCACCTTGTGCTGCTGTTGGTGTTACTGTAAAACTAGATCCCAAAACAATATTTGGTTGATCTTTTGTACTTCCATCGGAACTATCACCACCAGCACCATTAGCAACAATCAGAGGAACCGCAGTAAGATAATTACTACCACTCATTACCCATGTTGCACCGCCACCACCATTACAGGAGTCTGATTGGAAGTCGTCAGGAACACCTTGTCCTGCTGCTAAAATCAAATAGTCTCCTTTTGTTAGGTTGAAATCAGCAATTACTTTTACTCCACGTCCAATATAACCCTGTTGGCACTGTCCTGCGCCACCACCTTTTGCAGTGATTGTATACTTACCAGTCTTAGGAACTTGCCATCTTTGATATCCATTTTGAGGACAATCAACATAAGTATCAGCCCAAGTATGTCCACCACCACCATTGGCAGTTCCAGACAACCATCCTCTAACTTCTGATTGAGATGGACCAAATCTATGTTCCTGAGAAGTAGTATCATCAGTAAGTGCCTGGGAGACAGTGAAGTATGCTGATGTAAATGGATACAAATCACCTCCACCAGTTACTGGTGGAGTGTAACCTTCGTTAGTAACTTCAACGAAAGGATCAGTACGATTGGCAAATTCACTAACAGTTGCATTGTAATTTTTAGCAACTTCTGCAGCAGTCAATGCTCTATTATAAATTTGAACCTGGGCAATACCTCCACCAAAATATTGTTGTGTAAGAGTAGATCCAATCTTAACTGATGACCCAGTAATATTGAAGCTAAGACCAGTTCCAGTTCCATCACTCTGTCCATTTGTATAGCATGTCAACGTTGAACCATCAAAAGTCCACGTTGTCATTCCCCAAGTGTCATCAGCAATTGCAGTTCCAGCAGTTAGATAATCATTCAACCAGATGCCAACACGCATAACACCATCTTGACAGACAGAAACCATAGCTTGTCCCGCAGATTCCGTACCAGCAAATAGAGGTGTGCCATCTGTAGAGTAGTGTGGTTTGATCCAAGCACTCCAAGTCCAAGCATTGTTTCCAGTGGGGAATGCATCTGATAGTTGTATACAATCATCTGTACCCTCAAAATCAAGGTGTCCAGATTTATTATAAGCAGCTCCATCCAATATACCAGAGTAACTATCGGTTATGAGGTTCTTTATTGTGGATGTTGATGGAATAGCAAAGTCATATGGCGTAGCAAACCAGATTCCTGCTTTATTGTTTCCACCAAACAAAGTATTGAACTTTCTCTCTAGTTGTAAAGCAGATATCAAGAACACTCCACCACCATCTTCATTACCAGTTCCAGTATCAGAGACATTGTTACTCAGAATAAGTCTCTTGTCTCCATCACTGGATGCTGGGAAGTCTCGTTCAATTCTTTGCCATTGATCACTTAGTGTAATTTGGGCAGCAGGAGTGTCTCCTGTTCCAGATATATTCTGCAGTTCCCATCTACATTTCGTAGCAGCAAACCAAGAAACATCTTGTGCTCCATCAATAGTTCCTGTTGTCAATCCTTTAGAATTATTAGCATTCCAATATGCCAACTCTTCTTCACTAATCTTTCTAACATATGCAGACACTGTGTAAGTAGCACCAGGAACTAATCCAGTTACATCTCCTCGTAGTCCACCGCCATTCTGATTTACAGCTCCGTGTGCTACAACTTTAGCACTCTTGTCTCCAAAAGGTCCATTCAAATGAGACATCTTCAAAAATTCTGCTGGGTTCCATCCATTCCACCCATAAGGTATTGCAGTAGAAGTATCTTGGCATAGATTAGAGTTCTGGAATAAATTTTCAAGCGGATCATATGTTGCTCTGTTTCCAAAGTCATAATTTAGAAGCAGAGAAGAATCAGTTACAATGCCAGGACCAATCTTAGGTGCTGTGTAAGGTGCTTCGTTGATATACTTAGACTTGGTAGAGTTGTAGTTCTGGAATACTGCTGCTGCTGTTAGAGCTCTTGGATAAGTACGAACCTCGGCAACATCAGCATCAAGTGGGAAGTCAGCTTGTTGCAAGAATCTATTACCAATACCAAATTCTACATCAGTAGCCCAGTCTCTATCTAAACTAAAGGTTTGGGTTTGATCTTCGACAGCATTTAGATATGCTTTGAGAGTTCCAGCACCACTTGATTTATCTAATGTGAATACAATATGATACCAAGTATCAGCAGATAGAGTTGTAGTTCCAGTAAAGAAATTATTGTCATGACTACCGCCTTGTATTCTAAAATTACTAATTTCAAAGTCCCATCTGTCTGGTTGTGTTGAACCAGATGTCAGGTATCCACTACACAAAGTTTGACGTGTTTCTACATTATTCGTTCTTACCCACATTTCAATGGTTCCACTGCCACCATCTTCAAAGAGTGTATTACATTTTGGTCCTGTAATAATTTCGTTATCCGTTTCATCAAACTCCCAGTAACCAGCGACGTTGAGAGTGGCACCACTTACTATGCAATTGTTTCCTTTGCCAGATTGATCTAAAGCTGTAACTACTGTAGTTGTAGTAGTAACATCTCCACCAGCAGCAGGAGTTTGATCTGCTGTCAATGTAGATGGGAATGATCTACCATTACCCCAAATAAGTCTTACAGCGCCAGAACCACCATTATAAATTCCACCCCACACACCTCCACCTGCGCCACCGCCATATTCAGTGGTAACTGTTTGTGTACCATTTACATTTGATCCTTGACATCCACCAGTACCACTAGATCCACCATTACCACCATTACCATTAGCGCCTTGACCATATATCTCAGTTCCTCCACCATTTGGTGAATAATCTCCCCAACCACTGGATGCACCACCACCTGCACCACCACTTCCAGAACCACCCGCTATAAATTGCGTTCCACTATAACTTGATTGAGTTCCTGCATTTCCACCATTACCAGAATAACCACCAGCACCTCCGCCGCCGCCACCGCCGCCGCCATTTTGTCTATCTGCAGCATTACCACCATTACCACCACCGTCGCCAGTATAGGATCCACCAGTTCCAGCAGTATAATGTTGCCCACCTTGTCCACCACCACCTTTTACAGTATTAGTGCTGATAAAGTAACTATCACCACCATCACCAGCATTAACAGGAGTATTAGATTCGATTCCTGTTCCTCCAGCACCAACAACAACAGTATAAGATTGTCCTGGTGTTACCGAAATATTATTTTTCCAACCCAATCCACCACCGCCACCGCCAGCACCGCCAGGTGCGGGAGATGATCCTTGGAGATCTCCTGATACTGCACCGCCTCCGCCACCAACACAGACGACAGATACAGATGTTACTCCAGTTGGAGCAGTCCAACTAAAAGTTCCTGCACTTGTATATTCTTGTTGATTGGTAGGAACACCAGAAGTGGTTGTTGTAGTTGAAGAACTTTCAGATTCTGATCCAATATTCAGTTCTTGGAAGTCAGCAATTCTAATAGCAGGACTACCACTGTACTCAAAGCTATCAGCAGTATCCATCTGACGCTTCTTATTTGATACCTGAGTAGCGAGATCATCAAAGACAATTTTGTTAGCAGTGAAAGGATAAGTGATTAGATCACTAGTGTCTTGCCTTACAGAACCATCAGATAGTCTACCAATCCTATCATCAACGTTTACAATTTCATAGTCAAGTGTTCCAATCCCATCATAATATTGAAAATCACCAAAACCATTACCAGAAGAACTGACCTTACCAAAAGTATATGTTTCGGGCGTTCCACTAAATCCATCGATTGCATCATCTATAAACAAAAGATAATAGAAAGAAGGATCAGCATCTAAATTTACAGCTCCACCTACTCCAGTTCTACCAAAATTAGCACCAGAATCATTAGAACTAGAAATAACTCTTCTAAAAATTACATCCCCGTTCTTAGCATACTTTGTTAAAATACCATACTGTTTACCACCACTAAGATATCTACCAAATACAATTGTTTGTTCTACATCACTATTAGATTTTACATCATAGTATTCAAAGTGTTCATTGTCTGGTGTTTCTTTTTGCCAAATAATATTTCCTTCAGGAGTATACTTGATGATAAATCCTCTGGTATTGTTAGTATTAAATACTCTACCAACAACATAAATTTGATCTTTGTCATCAATAAAAACACCATGACAAAAAACTGGTTTGTATATTGAAACACTAAGTAGTTCAGATGATTCTAGTGTTCTATCCCACAGAACATCTCCAGTGGTAGTGTCAATCTTGACAATATATCCCTTGTAAGCATTATCATCTTCCAAATTACCAACAGCTACTACTTGACCTCTATTGTTAGCAGCAATTTTTTCAAGTTCAACATCTCTACCAAGCATAAATGCTGACTTGCCCCATCCAGGGTTTCCATTGATATCAAACTTTTCTACAAATGCTTGTGCAGATCCTGATGTTGGTGTGTTACCGCAAGCATAGTAATTTAAATTACTATCAGAGGTAATACTATTATATTCTACATCAGCAGAGTTAGTTGTTGACTGCCAATCAATTACGCCAGTATCAGAATACTTAGCAATCCAAGGAACAGTTCCAGTCTTACCAACAACAATAAGATTGCCAGCGTTATCCAATTCAAGAGCTTTCAGTGTTGTGTTTTGTGCTGTGGTTGTGGATTCTATACGAACATCCCAATCTAAAGGTGCCGATGTTCCGTCGTAATCTCTTTTCTCAATCCACCCAAATCCTTTTGAATTACTATCCGATGCTGATCCAGATAAAATATACTTCTGATCAGCAACACCAGTGTACCTGATGTCATCAGGAAGATATACTCCATCTGTACCTGATGACTTATCGATCTTTGCAAAGAAATTTGATACAACTTGTTCACCTGAAGAACCTAGAAGAAATAGGTTTCTGGCGGGGCTACTATATCCTACTGGCATTTCTATCTAACCTCAGCTAAAGTCTGTGTTGCCTTGTCCGAATACTTTGGTAACACCAGAGTTGTCTCGGATAATAACGAAGGTAAGAATGTCTGTGTTTGATGTAGAAATTGGTGGAGAACCTCCTGACCATTGAACACCATTAGAAACTGGATTGCCATCAACACTACAAGCATCACCATATGTAGCAGCAGTATTAGCAGACAATACCAAGGTAACAGTCTTAGATTGTCCATTGACTAATCCAACACCAGTAAACGCCCACTCATTGATAGCATCTGTTGTTGGAGATCCACAAATAGTATTGGCACCCGCAAGGTTAATTGTCAATATATTTGATGATGGAGTCAAAGTAGTATTGTAACTATTGAATACCTTCTCAGTAATAACACCACCAATTGTAACTGAACCATCAACAGACAGACTAGTAAGTGTACCAACAGATGTTAGGGAAGAATTGACAACAGTTGAACCTAGAGTGGTGAGATCAAGTGCTAACTGGTTACCGATGACTAGTTTCTTGCCAAAAGCAAGTTCCAAACTCTCGGTCATCACCCAATACTTATCAGTTCTTGAATGATCATAGTAAATTCTCTTATCAGTGCTACCCTTGACACGAATGCCACCTTGGTCTGCTGTCAAATCTGTGGCACCAGGAGAAGTGAATACACATTCACCGTCTCCACTCACAGAGTTAGAAAGAGTTGCTTGGTTATTTGTAATTGCCAAGATTGTTGTTCCTGTAGGAACGCTAATACCTCCAGTAGTAGCATTGACCTCCATTCCAGGAATCAATCCAGAAGTAGGAGTAATACCAGTAATAATATTACTACCATTTACAGTAGTTGCGGTAAAGGTTGTAGCAACAACAGATGCGAGTTCGATTTCTTTGTCGTCAACTTCGACGACGTTAGAGTTGATACTAGTAAGAGTACCCTGAACTGTCAACGATCCGCCAATTGTAGCGTTACCATCTACAGTAAAGTTTCTTGGAATAGTAACACTGAATAGACTGTCTCCTCTAATCCATGCTTCAGTACCAGAACCAATAACTAACTGCCTGTCGCCACCAATATTAGGTGGAACGTAAGTAGCATTGGTAGAGTTTTCATCATCTGCAGGACCAATCAGAACATTACCAGTACCAGTAATACCATATCCAGCATAGTGACCGATACAAACATTGGCACTACCTGTGCTCATGCTCTCTAGTGCATTGTTACCAATAGCAATGTTCTTGTCTCCAGAGAGATTAACTAGTAGAGCATCACGACCGAGAGCAATGTTATTAGATCCAACACCATTTGCTCTCAGTGCTCTGTTACCGATGGCAGTGTTAGCAGCACCAGTATTAGTTGTGAATAAAGTTTCATAACCCACTGCCGTGTTCTGTGATCCAGAAGATACAGAATTGATTGCACGTACACCCAGAGCAGTATTAGTGTTGACTTCACCAGTACCACGTCCAACTCGCATTGGATCACCATCAGTACCACGAATTTGAATGTCAGCATTTTCTACATTGAGAATACCATTCAGAGTAATGGTATCATTAATTGTAGCACCAACTGTCAAATCTTCATTGACAACTAGGTTCTGATTGATGGTAAATGTACCACCAGCAGCACCCATATCAATTGATGCTGCTGCTCCAAATGCAGTGATAGCCTGAGCACCTGAGTTGAGTAAAGTAAATCCAGTCGAGGTAGTTGTAATACCAGTAAGAATATTTGGATTGGTTTGGAATACAAGTCTGTCTAAACCAGTAGTATCACTGATCAAACCACGCAACTGAGTAGAAGTTGTAGATGCAAACGTAGCAAGAGTATCAGAAGTATACGCTACATTTCCACCCAATCTAAAGTTTGCAGTAATACTATTATTAGGACTATTGGATTTGAAAATTAGATCATCTTCAACAGCAAATGTTTTGGAAGAATCAATAGTTAGAGTTGCAGAAGCAGTAGTAGTAATCTCAAGACCATTGATTGATGTTGCTGTTGCAGCACCAATACTTGGTGCTGTGAGTGTTGGTGCAGTTAGAGTTTTATTTGTAAGAATCTGTGTTTCATTTTCTGTTACAAATCTATCTTCGACAGAACCATCATAAGATCTCCAATATCCACCCGCATTATACCACTGTAGTGCTCTATACGAAGTTACATTTCCATTTGTATCTGTAGTTAGATTGACCTGGATGCCACCATCATTAGCTACAAGATCATCTCCCTTTCTTAGTTCGATAATATTATCTTCTACAATCAAAGTAGATGTTTCAAGAATAGTTTGAGTTCCCTGAACAATCAGGTCACCACCAATAGTAACAGCAGATCCATTATCTTGAATCAAACTATTTGCTAACTGACTATTACCAGAGTCCCATTTGATTAGAGTATTGCCAGTAAAGTTGGCACTGTTCTTGAGTTGGAAATCAGTTCCGCTCTTGATAATACCACCAGAAGCACTGAAGGATGCACCTGTGTCATCATTCTCAGAACTAATATTAATCGTTGTCAGACCATTACCATCTGTAGTCTGAGTAATTGTCGTTGCACCAGACTGTGTAAATTTGAAGTCACCAGCAGTCAAAGAGTTTACACCAGTTGCAAGTCTGGTAATAGTGTCATCGTTCTGAGAATCAATAGTAATTGTATTACCAGATTGCCCTACAGTTACATTGCCACCACTGCCACCAGCAATAGTAATATCAGCGCCAGAAGTTGATGCGGGTGTAAATGTTCCTGTTGTACCACCTCTCAATCTTGTTACGGTATCAGTAGAACTATACGTGATAGTAGGATCGTTATTGCCATCTACTCCTTGTACAACACTAGATGCACCACCAGCAAGGAATGTAAAATCTCCAGGTGCATATGTACCACTAGATGTTGCTCTTACTCTAGTAATAGTATCATCATTCTGACCCGTAACAGTAATAGTGTTACCAGTTTGAGAAACAGTTGTAAAGTTTCCTGCCGCAATAGTAACAGCTCCACTGACAGGAGAACCACCAGAAGCAGACTGCAATGTAGTAATAGTGTTGTTATCAACAACCGTACCAGTCAAGACTAATGCATCACCATCTCTAGATATGGCAAGGTTCAGTGCATTAGATCCAGATGGAATGGAAGAGGGAGCAGATACACGGAATATAACATCAGATTCAGCAGCATCAGATCCAGTCAGTCTAACAATTTTTTCTGTTGAACCACCCGCAGAATCTACTGCTGAGAGACCATAAGTAGTATTATCATTTGGCGTTGTGACAGATCCACCTAGAGAAACACTAACACTATTAATTGTAATAGAAGAGTTTACCAGTCCACTATTTGGAATGTTTGTAATCGTATTCTGTGATCCCGAAATCGTACACAGAGTAAGAGTTTTATTAGATAAAGTTTGGGTAGCACTCAGAAAAACATCACCAGGAGTATCCCAAAATACTGTTGATCCATCACTTGATAGATATTTTCCTGCTCCAGAATCTCCACCAACAACGATACCGTTGCCAGTCAAGTTCAAATTGTCACCAGATACAAGTTCTTCAATTTTCTTTGAAGTCTCATTAACAATTAGTGGAAAACGATCTGCCATCTAACTAAACCAAATGGGTACTAGTGCTCGTGTTTATTTATGCCTCACGAAATAGAGATCTGTCCCGCCATTCCAGAGTGGAACTGACAAATGTAATAGTACGTACCAGGAACAACACCCGTAGTATCCCAAGTAACTGTTCCAACTGCAGTACCATTATTTGTAATCGTACCAGTAGTTACACCATTACCTGTTCCAGCAGTGTTGCTTGTCTTGATCCAGAATGGATGTCCAGAAGCATTGACACTAAACTGTAAGGTGTCGCCAGAATTGATATAAATGATAGGATCAAATGCATCTACATGTGTAGTGTTTCTATCATCACCATTAAATACGTAATGATTTGCTCCGCTGTTTGTAACATTGATTGGGAAAGTCTTAGGCAATGCTTTTGGAGGTTGTCCTTTGTAAATAGATGGTCTGGGATATGTCACCCCAGTAGTTCTATTACCTTTGGTCTCTGTAAGATGACCAACTACAGGTCTTGGATTTACAAGATGAAGATATTTGTTAGGACTTCCTGCTCGACAAGTTTCATCGTCTAAAGCTCCACCAAAAACATCGAACGTCATGTCCCCATAAATGCTATGGGTATTCAAATATCCAAGCATATCATAATTAGAAAACCTCTCCTTTCCTGTCGCCAAACAAGCAGCAATACCTGCTACCTGTGGTGATGCCATACTAGTTCCACTGATTGGATAATAATAGTTAGCAGAACCTTGGGTATATTTCGTATCACTATATCCACTGTTTCCAAATGCCGATAGGATTTTATCTCCAGGAGCAAAGACATCAATACCAGCACCAAATTGTGTGTAACTAGATCTCACAAAGAACTGATAATCCATTAGTGCGCCCACATTAATAGCGCCACTGTCAGGAGAGTTCGGCCAAGCACCTCTATTATAAAAGAATTGTCCGTTAGTCACATCTAAAAGATTATCCCAATCTTCATCACCTACTGCAGAAATCTTCAAATTATCATTTCCAGCAGCACCAATGATAACTACGCCATCATTGACTGCATCCTGAACATCTGCTGCAACAGCAGAACTCCAAGAAGGATAAGTATCTCTACCAAACCTTATACCAAAATCAGTCTGCAATCCCGCTGCGGTCCACCCACTAGGTCCAGGGTTACTAGAATTATATGTAACTGATCTATAAGTAACAAAGTTCACATCCTCAAAATCTAATCTATAGATTGGTTGTTCATTCGTATCCACTCCTTTGAATGGCATATATCTAATGCCACCATAACTATGATTTGTGATAGTAGGATTTCTAAATCCAGTTTCTGGATTGATTGGTTTGTTTCTGTGAAATGCTCTAAGGTAATCAAAAATTAATAATGAACCAACAGATTGCCCACTTGGCCAATTTTCAGTTACTGCTATGTTATAGATATTTGCTTCGCGTGCCCATCCATAGAACTGTCCAGCAACTGTTCCACAAACATGGTTTCCATGATATTGAGGCGTGCTAGCATTGTCACCATAAGTGATTGTTCCTGATGGTTGAGACCAACCATCATCATCGATGGAGGAAACAGCACTGTTCAGTTCATTGAACCACTGATACTGTACAAATCTGGTCTGACCAGTAGTAGGACTATACCACTCTTCGCTATCATATGATATAGGATCATCAACAATAACCACATCTACATGTTTACCATTGTTGAATATCTCTACAGTATCCGTAACAACTTCAGTAGCAGGACTTGATCCATCTCCCCAAGTATTTTTTCTTCTTTGAACTTGATCTCCAGCACAATGAAGATGACCCCATTGTCTTAGGTCAGCAGTGGGAGTTGTATATACCTGACCATGATCTTTATAGAAATTACCAGAAATAGTATATGGTTCGTAGTTTACTATTTGTTTTTTAAAATGAAAACTATCTACTGCTTCTACACCCCAAACTCTAGGATCTTGGCGCAGTCTTTCTGCTTGCTCCTCAGTCATCATGTAATGCGTGTTCCTACTAAGAGGACGCTTCATTACTAGAGGAAAGTTAGTCAACTTCATCTCATTGTAAAACTGCTCCAGGTCTTCTTTCCTGTGGAGAGTTACAATATATTCTTTATCCATATCAACCCTCTAGTTTGACAAATGTAAGAGTTACAGAAACGTTTGCTGTAGATCCACTCTTATTTACAATCTTTAGATAACTTGTGGTTCCAGCACTATTCCAGCAGAAAGCTCCTGGTGTTATTTCTTGTGTGACATTACCCGCAGTGATAACTTCTGCAAGAACACCAGAACCAGGAGTAGGATCTACTGTCTCTAGTCTACTTGCGTCATTAGATCTTGCACTAGTAGAGTTATACAATGTTACCCATGCAGCATGGGATGTTTGAATAGTTAGAAGAGCATATCCTGCTGCTGTTGTAATAGACTGGTTTGAAAATGCTCCATCAGCAAGAGATGATACTGTTACTGCTGCTGTCTGTCTAGAAGGCATTGAAGACAAGTAACCAGCAGAAGCATGATTACCCCATCCATATGCGGTATCCCATTGAGTAGTATCTGTAGAGGTAATGTTTGCTGCCTCAGAAGCACTAAAAACAGGGTCAGTTTCTGATGTCAAATAATTTGGTGACCAGTTTTCCCATCTGGTATTAGAAAAATTATACTTGAGTAACTGATTATCAGAAACACTAGTAATAGTTACATCATTGTGATCATTGATGGATCCAACTGATGTTAGATATCCACTTAGATCAGGAGGAGTGAAAGTAAACTGACCATTATTACTATTGTATGATAGCGAACCGCCACCAGAAGCGGTATCATTAGTAGCACTAAAGACTGTTAAGTCTGTGGCGGTAGCACCAGAACCAGCAGCAGTCCAACTCTCACCATTCCATGAGTAGGTGATACCTGCTACAACATATGTAAATGTTCCATCAGTTGCCTGCCCTGCTGTTGAGGGAAAATTGATTGCCATTTCTTAAAATACTCCTTCCGTTGTTATTTAGAGTGGGTAGACAGCAATAGAAGCGTACCAGTCTGTCGCTACTACAGATGATGTCAAATTATATACGTAGAAATCAATACGATCCAAATGCTTACGAATAGAAGGTGCGTAGATATGTCCGTCCGTACTAGGATCACTTACTGTAACCTGCACCGCATAGTCTTCAGCAGCAACAAATGATGTAGGGAAAGTTAGTCTGACATAAGCATTCTGGAATCCACCGCCACCATCAGCAGGTCGGATTGTTGCTGTTAAACCATCAGATACACCATCAGAAGAACCAGACCATGTAATATCATTTCCATAATTCCAAAGTTGAACCATGCCAACATATAAAGGTGAGTTTGGAGCTTGTAGTGGAGGTGATGCATCAACCCACTGTGTACTATCAGTATCGTTATAGTAAATCTTGAGGCGTCCCTTATCAGATTCCCACCAAAGGTCACCCGCAGTAGGAGAACCAGGAGCAGTATCAGAGATGGTTACATTAGCACCAGTGCTTCCAGGTGTTGTCCAAGACATAACACCAGCAGTTGTGCAAGAAAGAACATCACCATTAGTAGATGGCAGTGCAGGTAATTGATATGCTGCGTTTCCAACTAATCTATAATCAAATTCTGCATAACCAGTATTAGATGAATTGTTAATTCTAAGTTTTGGAGATGCTCCAGAAGCAGTCAAAGAACCTGCAGTAAATGAACCAGAAGCACTAATTGCGCTAGTGCTTCCCGTCAATGTCATCAATGTAACAGTTCCACCACCATTGGTAGTCTGCAATAGCATATCTCTGTAACCAGAAGATCCACTGGAGACGACAGACACATAGGTTCCAGTGGCACCAGTTCCAAAAGTTGGTCCTGCAGCAAGTATGGTATCTGCATGAACTTTATTTACTTGAATATCATTAGTTGTAGTAGCACCTCTGCTAGTTACATCATCAAGAGTGTCAGATGAAGTAGCAGATGTTAGATATCCTGCTTGACTGTGATCTCCCCAACCATATGCGGTGTTCCAATTTGTTTTATCTTGTGCTGTAGCAACTAGATATCCACCATTAGCGTGGTTGCCCCATCCATATGCCGTATCCCACTGGTTGATATCAGTAAGTGTGATGTTGTTTGCAGGAGATGCTGTGAATACTGGATCAGTTTCTGTGTATGAAGTGAGGTAGTTTGGTGACCAGTTTTCCCAGTTACCACTGGTAAGATTATATCTTAAAATTTGAGTGTCTTGTAAATTGTTGATATCTACATCGGATACACCATTGATAGCAACTGATGTTAGATAACCAGAGAGATCTGGTGGAGTATAAGTAAAGACACCACTGACATTGTTATAAGATAGTGCTGCTGATCCTGCAGATGCAGTAGATACTGAGAGGTCTGAAAGTGCGATACCTCCACCACCTGTACCATCAGCAGCAGCAACCCAGTTAGAACCATCATACTTGAGAACTTGTCCTGTCTGAGGTGCAGTTGCAAAGTTTACATTTGCCAGATCTCCAAGTTCAGATCCAGTATCTAATAGTTGTGTCCATGCACCAGCATGTGCAAAGTATCCATGACCTTCAGCATGAACATGGGCAAACATACCATGATAGGTAGTTGCGTTTGGAAGATCACCAGTGGTAGCAAAGTTATTAGAGTAGTATAACTTACCCGTAGTTGTAATATCTCTAGTAGTTGTTGCACCTAGAGAAAGAACATTGTCTAGTGTTTGTGTCTCTGTATAAGAAGTTAGATAACCAGCAGATGCATGATTGCCCCAACCATGTGCAGCATCCCAATTAGAAATCTTAGCAGCAGTTACAGCAGCAGCATCAGAAGCAGCAAATACAGGATCAGTTTCAGTGTAACTTGTTAGATATCCAGAGAGATCTGGTGGAGTATATGTAAATAAACCACTAGTAGAGTTATATTCTAAAGAAGCACTTCCTGCTGCAGCAACAGTTACACTAGGAAGTGGAGGAATGAGTGGTTTATTTTGAATTTCAGCAACAGTTCCAATTGCATTCCAATCAGATCTTACCTGAGCAGCAGGAATTATAGGTTTATTTGTCAGAGTATCATAGTCTCCATCAAATGGAGTTGTCCATTCTACTGTTGTCCCAGTTGACGTTAGAACTTGTCCATCACCACCCGAAACTCCTGCCGCTTGTAGTGGTTTCCCAATAGGAATGTTCAATCCTTCTTTAATTTCAATGGGAGAATTATCTCCATAATTGGCGATTTGATTCGCAAGAATTTTTGACATACTTCTAGTCCAGGAGACAGTTCTCTAAGCTAGAAATATTTATAATAAGCGGATGACGCGACTCGAACGCGCAACCGTCTGCTTGGAAGGCAGAAGCTCTACCATTGAGCTACATCCGCAGAAAACCCCGAAGGGTTTATTCACCTGAAGGGAGGTCCAGAGAACCAACCCACTAATGATATACGTTTTCCCGATTTGATAGGTCGGACTCTGTGTCGAACATCAGAGGGGAAGACAATAGCATCACCACATTTCATTTTGAATGAGTGCATTTTATCGTCATCCATGATTTGCAATTCACCGCCTTCATAATCATCACTGAGACAGAGACTAATGCTAAGTTTCCTAAACAAACCTCTGTAATAGGGAGATTCAGAAGAATCAGTATGCCACCCATAAGTGTCACCCTGTTGATCATACACTGTATATTGAATTCTTTCAGACCACGTTTCTAAGTCGTAGTGAAAAGTTTCAAAGTTTGCAGTGTGTACAAAATGTGCCATCATTCCAGAGATCCATGTATCACTATTGATCCATTGAACTCTAGACCTTCTAAGGTCTCGATCACGGACAAATTTGTTATTTCCTACAACCGTTGCTTCTTCTAAAGGAAGATTCTCAAGTTGTTTCACAATAACATCTGCTACTGATTGATCGATAGCAGTAGGTATTGTGTATATCGCAGTAGACTTCGACATAATAGAAAGAACATTCCAGGCTCGCCACCTGTTTTATTATTTTAGTTGCTAAACAGGAAAACAACCACACGGAAGGGGTCATTTGGATCCACCACTTATTCTTTGACTGGAAATAAGAAACCAGGCGGGAGAGATTCCCATCCGCACCACCAATTCTTGAGGAAAAATTGGAAACCCGAGGGGTCGTGAAACCCATCCCGACCAGAGCGAGTTTTGAGTCTTCTCGGGACTATGAAACTTTTACATATGACATAGAATCTTTGAATCCCATTTCATATGCAGGAAAGGTATTGAATGACATACTATATCTTGTTTCTAGATCTTTGTTTACAGTTACTCTATGGAAAATGTAACTAGGAAAAAGAAGCAAGAGAGATTCTTGTGCAGGAACCGTGTATGAATTGTTTGTAAATTCATTACCATATTTTCCGATAGAAAATTGATCTTTTCTATCAGAAATAAACTCAATAGGAGAGCTGTGATTATTGAAATAAAAAACTCCACTCAACACACTATTAGGATGATAGTGCAGTGTATGAATAGCACTAGTCTTGGTTTTGTTTATCCAAGACTGAGTGATTCTTAGTTTTTGATCAGACAATAAAATGTTCTGTGCATAATCTTTTACACAACCGTTGATAAATTCTCTCAAATTTACAAAAATTTCATCATCTAAAATAAAATGATTTGTAGAAGGGAGATTTGATTGTGGTCCGTTTGTCTCACCATCATAAGGTATTTGCTTTACGTATTCAACTAGTTGGTTGAAGTCTCCTCCTTCATACTTTTCTAGCATAAGAGGAGGAGTTGCAAACATTACCTTATACATCTGCTCCAGGGAAACTAATCACATCAGCAGATCCATTTCCAATAGCGACATCTCCTGCAGGAAAAGTAATGTTGTCAAGATAATCAGAAGACAATGTAAAATTGTAATTGGGATCTGATGTATCAAATGTGAGAGAATTGCCTACAGTAGTAAACTCTTCTTTTCGCACATTGTCTAGAGTAGACTTGACAGTATTCAGGAGATTGAACAGGTCTGTGAGGTATTGATCATCACCCTCAGCAAGAGCGTTGATCAATGCTTCCCTAATAAGACCTTCAGCATCTTCGATCTTTGAATATACGCTCATAGTAACCTCAGTTGTATTTACGATAGGCACCTACCTCAGGGTCAGGGTCCAACCACTTAGTGTACTCTGGATCCTCAAGGCAAGTGTCTAGTTGCATTTGGTTGTCAAGCAGGTACATGTCAAAGTACCGCTTTTTCCACTCGTGAAACTTTTGAATACGGTAGTCTGGTCTACCGTTGATCTCTAGGGTGCCGCACTGTACGAAACGGTACGGTCCTTGCTCAAGAATGACGGTGGGTTTCATGATGCTTCTGAGTGATCGCTATACAAATTATACCACTCATCATCAGTCATTTGGGAGACTGCTTGGTTCAGTTGCTCAGCTGGCATAGCGACGACTGCTGTACCATCTTCCTTACGAACCAAGAACTCCTCTTTGTTTTGTTCGATACGATCCATGTACGCATCGAAATTTTTTTCAAACTCTTCTAACGTAATCTCAGTCACAACACACAACAAATATCATTTTCTTGGAAAAACTTGATAGATTCTTGACATCCGCCTAGTTTGACATCATCAAGAATCACTTGAGGGAATGTACTTCCCTCACCAAATTCTGTATAAAATTCTTCTCTAGTAAAATCTCTACCCAACTGATAAACAACATGCTTTAGCTCTTCATGTTGAACTACTGCGATAAGTTTATCACAATAAGGGCATCCTGTTTTAGAGTAGATAGTGATCATTTCAGTGCCTCAAAGTCTTTTTCAAAGATAGCAAGACCAGCATCTGTGAGGACGTGGTTGTACATCTTGTCAAATACTGCAGTAGGTAGAGTGACTACATCAGCACCGTACAAGAGACAGCGAGAGACGTGATGAACATCACGAAGACTAGCGGCAAGAACCTTAGTCTCCACTCGCTTAGCAGCATACAGACCACCAATAGCACGTACCAGTTCGACACCACTGAAAGAGTTGTCGTTCATGCGACCTACAAATGGAGAAATATAGGTGGCACCTGCTAGGGCAGTCATCACTGCCTGAGAGGCAGAGAAGCAAAGAGTAACGTTAGTTTTTACACCCTGCTCAGAGAGAATCTTACATGCAATAAGACCCTCCCGAGTCAGGGGGAGTTTGATGGTAACTTCCGA